TACGTGGACCTCGTTCCGCTGCAGGCGAAGGCCGCAGCCGTCCAGGCGAAGCCTTAAGCCATGGCCGTGCTGATCCCCGCGTGCCGCGAAGCCGACCTGGACACGGCCACGGGGACCTGCACGGCTGTGATCTGGATTCCTCAGCCGGCACTGCTGCCGGAACTGCCGATTGAGGATGCACAGGCCATTGGCGCGAAGATCGCGCTCCTGTGGGCTGTCGCGTACGTGTTCCGGCTCATTCGCAAAAAAATCGAACAGTCCTAGGAGGACACATGCAGAAGATGTTGAAGGCCCTGAAGGGCAAGACCGCCGCGCTGGCGGCTGTCGGTACCGCTGCTGTCGCATCCGCCCCGGCCTTTGCCTCGGGCGGTACCGGCGTTGACGTGGGCCCCGTGGTCACGGCCATCAACGGTGCGCTCGGCCCGGTTGGTCAGATCGGCGCCGCTGTGCTGTTGGTGCTGGTCGGCATCAAGGTCTACAAGTGGGTGCGCCGCGCGATGTAACGGCAACCGGGGGGCAGGGCCGACTCCCTCCCCCCGGTCTTCTAACGCCCTGGACAGGGCAGGGGGCTTGGGATGGAAGGGTGGATTTGGTTGTGTGCATGGTTGGTGGCCTGCGCGATCATCTTCGTGGACTTCAACTGATGCACTGGCTTGCACGCGTGTTCGCTTCCGCGATCGCCAGGCGCATTGCATATGCGCTGATTGCGCTATGTCTCGCGTGGCTTGGCCTCAGCGATGCGCATGCGCAGTCAAAGAACTGTTCAACCGAAGGGTCGAACTGCTCGGTTGCTGAGGCGCAGGCGCAATGTCTCGCCTTCAAGCCCGGAGCGAACAACTCTTCGATCCCCGGTGGCGTGACGCGAAAGGAATGCCTAATGGAAGGCGGTCCAACGACTGGGCGTTTCTCCATGCTCTATTGGGGATTGAATGCCGATGGAATTGAGACTGGTCAATTCTTTGGCGGTTATTGGTACTGGATCAACAAGTGCTCAACGGAGCCGCAATACACGGGTACCGGTCCATGGTCCAGCATCGGCGGATCGGCTCGTGGCGGAAGTCTTGGCTGCCGGAATGGTTGCTACGGCATGTGGACGAAGAATGGGGATTCGACGTTTACTTGGGATTCGGTGGATGTCGTTTGCCCCGCCGATGAGAAGAAGAACTGCGAAGTTCCGCCCAACTCAACTGCTGGCTACTATTGGAACCCCGTTCTCAGGGTCTGTGAACCACCGAAGACGCAATGCGAGGGCGGCAAGAACCCAAATTCTCTCGGGCAGTGCGCGCCGGAGCCCTGCCCTGAAGGCATGGCACAGCAGGCCGACGGCACGTGCAAGAAGAAGGACAACGAATGCCCTGCGGGTCAGGTCCGCTCACCCGATGGCAAGTGCCTTCCCGGCGATGGCCAGTGCGCCAAGGGCGAGGTGCGCGGCCAGGACGGAACTTGCAAGAAGGACGCCGACAACGACGGTAATCCCGACCCAGTGAATGAGGACTCGTTTAGCGGTGGCGACGACTGTAGCGCGCCGCCTTCGTGTAGCGGCTCGCCGATCATGTGCGGGCAAGCCCGTATTCAATGGCGGATCGACTGCAATACGCGAAAGAACCGGAACATCGCGGGTGGCACTTGTGCGTCCATGCCGATCTGCACTGGTGAGAAGTGCGATGCGATGGAGTATTCCGCGCTGCTGATGCAGTGGCGGTCAGCCTGTGCGCTGGAAAAGATGGCTCAGGGTAATGGCAATGGCGGCGGTGAGAACGCGGATGTCAAGGCGATTCGTGACGCCCTGACCGGCACCGGCGGTGGAGTCACAACGGCGCCGGATCGGCCCAGCTCCGATGTATGGGCGCCTCGTAGCGGCACGCCGGTAAAGCCTGACACGGGCGGATACGGGTGGGGTCGTACCTGCCCGCAGCCGCCGAGCTTCGAAGTGTTCGGAAATGTCATCCAGATCGACACAGCACCGCTCTGCAACTGGCTGATTCTTGGTGGCTACTTCGTGATGGGGCTCGCCGCCCTGGCTTCGCTTCGCATCATCGCATCTAGGGACGCTTGATCATGCCAATGCTGATTAGCACGCTGCTGACGGCGCTCGCCGCGCTTTTCCGTTCCAAGTGGGGGCCGTGGGTTGCTGAGGCCATGGTTTGGCTGGGTCTCTCCTGGGCGACCAACGAATTCTTGGTGCAGCCTTGGATTGATCAGATGGAACAGGCGATGCGCGCAGGTGCGCCCGGCGGTGAGTTTGGCGCACTGGTGGTTGCTTACGCGGGACTCATGAAATTCGACGTGGCCTGCACCATGATCGCCTCGGCGGCGACCGCGAAGTTTGCCGTGGGTGCCGCAAAAACGTTCCTGACGAAACGGACCTGACATGCCTATCGAACTCTTCACCGGTCAGCCGGGCAATGGCAAAACGGCGCTGATGATGGAGCGCCTTGTCGCGGAAGCAAAGGCGGCGAGCCGGCCGATATTCGCTGCTGGCATCGATGGACTTGATCCCGGCCTTGCTACGGTGCTGGATGATCCTCGGCACTGGAACAACAAAGATTCGGATGGGAATTACCTTGTTCCTGACGGCTCGCTCATCTTCGTTGATGAAGCGTGGAAGTGGTTCGGCCACCTGCATGATGCAACTCGCCAGCAGACGCCGCGCCATGTTCTCGAGCTGGCTGAGCATCGCCATCGGGGCCTGGACTTCGTATGGACCACGCAGCAGCCGAACCAGCTGTATCCGTTCGTGCGCGGCCTGATCGGATCACACGCGCATGTGGTTCGCCGCTTCGGCACGAAGATGCTCGACGTCTATCGCTGGGGCGAGTTGAACGAGGAAATCAAGTCACTCGCGAAACGCGATATGGCGCAGCGTACGACCCGGCTGCTTCCGTCGCAGGTCTTCGGGCAGTACAAGTCTGCCGAAGTCCACACGATCAAGGCGCGCATTCCATTCAAGGTGATGCTGCTGCCGGTGCTGGTTGTTGTTGCCCTCGTTTTCGCCTACTTGGCCTATAGATCGCTCACTTCACCCGGCCTTGCAGGGGGCGAGGGGGAAGAGGGGACGCAATCGGCGTCAGCCGATGCGGCCCCTTCGCCGTTCCGTCCAGCGGGAGCGAAGGAAGAGGCGCCGCGCTGGCCGACTGCCGCTGCATACGCCAAGGACCATCTGCCTCGCATCAGCACGATGCCCTGGACTGCACCGGTCTTCGATGAACGTCAGGCGCGCTCCGATCCGCAGCTGGTCTGCATGTCGTCTTTGGAGGGCTTGGATGCGCAAGGCGTGCATCAGGAGGCCAGCTGCCGGTGCTTGACAGAGCAGGGCACAACTTACGAGCTGAGTCAGCCGGAATGCCGCACGCTGGCTCGCAACGGTCCTGTCTACAACCCGTATCGGGAGCGCTCAGAAGAACGTAGTACCCAGCGCATTGAGGAGCTTGAACGATCCCGGCCGGGTGCAGCAGCGGCAAGTGTCGGGGGTGTTGCCCAGCACGTTGAACGTTCCATGGGTACGTTTCCAGAGTCGCCGTCCTATCGATCTGATTCCTACATGACCACGGCGCCGGGGCCGAACAAGCTGTGACCAGCAGCGCACGCGAATTGCTGAAGTGGTTGGCCGTGATCTTGATGACCGGGGATCACGTTGCCAAGGTGATCTATGGCGGGTACGTGCTTGGACTCAGCGAAGCGGGGCGGGTGGCCTTCCCGCTGTTCGCACTGGTGATGGCCTACAACCTCGCGCAGCCCGGTGCTGATGTAGCCAAGTCCGTCCGGAGGCTCGGCCTGTGGGGCGCCATCGCACAGCCGGTGCACGCGCTGACGTTCGGCTACTGGTTGCCGCTGAACATCCTGCTCACGTTCGCCCTGTGCGCTGCTGCGGTCTATGCGGCCGGCCAGCGGAACTGGATCGTCCTGGCATTCGCCGCGGCGGTGCTGCCGGCATTAGTGGACTACCAGTGGGCCGGGGTAGGGTTCGTCCTTCTGGCATGGCTTGGATTCCGCACAGGGCGGCCGCTGTTGACCTTGGCCGCGTTCGCGCCTCTGTGTGTCTTCAACGGCAACCTGTGGTCGCTTGCCGCCATTCCGGTGGCCGTGGGGTTATCCCACACGGCGTGGCCGCTCCCGCGCGGGCGGTGGGCGTTCTACGGCTACTACGTCGCGCACCTTGCGTGTATAGGGCTGCTGGCGCCTATACTGCGGCCATGAGCCTGCGCCGATACCTCGATATTCACTACTGGGTCGCCCGATGGATGGATCGCGCGTTCGACCGTCAGCAGAAGCGCAATCAGGCTTAAAGCCGCCTCAGCACGGCTCGTTTGGGCGATCTCGCCAGCCACCTTCAATGCGCTGGAATCTACGCCCCTGAATGCAGCGTTCCCCAGGTCTAAGCGGCTCCGCCGCAGGCTCTACAGGGGGCAGGGTGATGATGCGTGGTTTCGGCGCTGCCTGCTGCATGGCAGCTTTGAATTCCCGATCAAACTTTTCCATGTCCGCATTGAACTGCGCCTCTTCCTTGGCGGTCATTGGGCGCGTTAGTTCGCGCGTCATGGCTGCCGCCTGCCGCCGGGCGTTCCACTCGATCAGGCCCATCGCGATCGCGATCAGTAAGGCCGCGCCAACCCCGATGTAAATCCACGGCGATGTCGGCTCGGTTCGCCGTATTGGGCGTGAGCGGTCGCTACGAAAATGCACGTCGTGCAGGTCTGGCTTTCCGAAGGTTGGTTCGTGTCGCTCGCGTTCCATACGGCCCCCAAGGCGTCCATCGCGCATTGTAGCCGGGGTGTAGGGGCAGCGCCCCTACGGAAGCGCCTCACACGCGCTGGCGGCGTTTCGGCCCCGGTGCCGGCAGGACTGCTACAGGCGGCTCGGCGTCGGGACCAGCCAACACCCTGGACAACCGCTTCTCGGTGCGTCGCCGAACTGCATCACGCAGATCCACAATTTCGGCAGCCTTGTACGCCAAGGGTTTCCGGGGTGCTTTCCTCGATGAAGAGGATCTCGCGTCATCCATCAGTCGACGCCATTCCTGCGCCTGCGCAGCGGTGAGCGATAGCCAGGCCAGATCCTGCGGTTCCAGCTCGCGGCCTTCGGGAGTGACCAGTCGGCCAGCCTTAAACGAAAAACCGGCCCAAGGGCCGGTCAGTTTCCGATCACGCACGATCAGGCTCCATGCCAGAGTAGGAGTCGAGGCCGACGCAAGAACTGCGCCAGCCACCCCCGCAGCAGTTTGAACATAATATACATTATGCGAAATAGTATCAGGCGCTTCGGTCAGCGCTGGTCCTCCTTCGTCGGCTCTGCGCTGCAATGGCTGGGCCTCTGGCTCGGCTCTTGCCTGCGACCTGGGACCCCGGCCAAGGATGAGATCGCGGCATGATTGAGTTCGACCCGCACCACCGTATCGACTTGACCGGCCCTTGGGCCGGTTTTTCTTTCCTCGGCGACCGCCTGATTACGCCCGAAGGCCGCGAGCTGCTACCTGAGGATCTGGCCTGGCTGTCGCTCACCGCCTGCCAAGCGCAGGAATGGCGCCGGATGATGGCGCAGCTGCGATCGGCGCCCATCGAGAAGCCTTCCAGCACAATGGATTCCGCCGAAGTGATCGACGTGGCCACATTGATGGCACGGCGCCAACGGCGGTTGTCCAGGGTGATGGCTGGACCCGACGCCGACCTGTCGATAGGTGTCCTACCAGCGTCGGGGCCGAGACCTCGCCAGCGCGTGTGAGGCGTTTCCGTAGGGGCGCTGCCCCTACACCCCGGCTAGAATGCGCGCAGGACGCCTTGGGGGCCCTATGGAACGCGAACGACCGGACTACCTACAACCCATCCCGCGATCGCGCTGGGAGTTCCCGTGGCTCGGCCTGTGGGCCGTGCTACTGCTCGGCATGGCCGGTGCTGGAATCTGGCTGCATCTGCGAACCGGTGATGCCTGGAATGCGCGCTTCCAAGCCGAACCTGTGCCAGATCAATCAACCAATGGTGAAGTGGCTCCCCAACCCGAACCGGTGACCGATCGGAAAGCAGCGTTAGCGGCGATTCGCGCACGCCGAGAGCAGGCGGAGATCGAGGCCAGACGGGAGCGCCAAGGACTGCGGTGCATAGGCGGCGTTGCATTTCGCCGCATTCCTGGAGGCTGGGAGAACGTGCCGGGCGAAACCTGCCGGTGAGCGTTTAGTTCTTCCCGCGCGCCTGCTGCCGCGCGAACGCCCGATCCATCCATCGGGCAACCCAGTAGTGAACGTTGAGGTAGTGGCGCAGGTTCATGGTCGCAGTATAGGCGCCAGCAGGCCGATGCACGCAAGGTGCGCCACGTAGTAGCAATAGAAGGCCCAGCGGCCACGCGGCACAGGCCACACCAGCCGAGACAGGCCCAGCGCCACCGGAATCGCCGCCAGCGCCCACAGGTTGCCGTTGAACCAGAAAATCGCCGCGAACGCCGGGACCAGTAGCCAGTGCTGCCGCCGCCGGAAGGCCAGCCATGCCAGCAATACGAACCCTACCCCGGCCCATTGATAATCCACGAATGTCGGCAGCACCGCCGCGGCGAATGCCAGGACAACCCACTTACGCTGGCCGGCTGCATAGATGGCTGCGGCACACAGGGCGAAGGTGAGCAGGATGTTCAACGGCAACCAGTACCCGAACGCCAAGGCATGCACCGGCTGCGCGATCAGGCCCCACATGCCGAGCCTGCGAATGGACTTGACCACATCGGCGCCGGGCTGGGCGAGGTTGTAGGCCATCACCGCCGCGAACAGGGGGAATGCCACCCTGCCCGCCTCGCTGAGACCTGGCACATAGCCACCGTAGACGACCTTGGCAACGTGATCGCACGTCATAAGAACGACGGCCAGCCACTTCAATACCTCGCGTGCGCTGCTGGTCATAGCTTGTTCGGTCCCGGCGCCGTGGTCATGTAGCTATCGGTTGGGAACGACGGCGACTCAGGAAAGCTGCCCATGGGCCGTTCCACGTGCTGCACTACGCTGCCCGCCAGCCCCACCGATTCGCCCTTGCGCGGCTGGTTTGCAGCTTCAAAGCGCTGGTCCCGCCGATCTTCTGACCGTTCCCGGTAAGGGTTGTAGACCGGCCCATTGCGGGCGAGCGTGCGGCACTCGGGCTGGCTCAGTTCGTACGCTGTCCCCTGCTCAGTGAGGCAACGACAGCTCGCCTCTTGGCGCACGCCCTGCGCGTCCAGCCCCTCCATGGATGACATACACACGAGCTGCGGGTCGGATCGCGCCTGTCGGTCATCGAATACCGGTGCGGTCCAGGGCATGGTGCTGATGCGCGGCAGATGGTCCTTCGCATAGGCAGCGGCTGAGGGCCAGCGCGGCGCATCTTCCTTTCGCGACCCGGTACCAGCGTGCGCAGGGGCCGCATCGGCTAACGCCGATTGCGTCCCCTTTGTGTCCGCCACACCCGTAACAGCGGAAGGACGTAGCAACGTATACGCCCAATAGGCGAGACCAAGACCAACGAGGGCCATCAGCGGCAGCGCCAGCACCTTCAGCGGAATGCGCGCCTTGATCGTATGGACCTCAGCCGACTTGTACTGCCCAAACACCTGCGAGGGCAGCAAGCGCGTGGTGCGCTGGGCCATGTCTCGCTTCGCGAGCGATTTGATTTCCTCGTTGAGTTCGCCCCAGCGATAGACGTCAAGCATCTTCGTGCCGAACCGCCTCACCACGTGCGAGTGCGCACCGATGAGGCCACGCACGAAAGGATACAGCTGGTTCGGCTGCTGCGTCGTCCACACGAAGTCCAAGCCACGGTGCCGATGCTCGGCCAGTTCCAACACGTGCCTGGGCGTCTGCTGGCGGGTGGCGTCGTGCAGGTGTCCGAACCACTTCCATGCTTCGTCCACGAAAATCAGCGAGCCGTTCGGGACGATGTAATTGCCTTCGGCGTCCTTGTCGTTCCAGTGTCGTGCGTCATCGAGAACGGTCGCAAGGCCGGGATCAAGGCCATCAATGCCGACGGCGAAAATCGGGCGGTTCGCCACTTTTGCCTCAGCAACGAGGCGTTCCATCATGAGCGCAGTTTTGCCGTTGCCGGGCTGACCGGTGAACAGTTCGATAGGCATGTCACGTCCGCTTCGTTAGGAACGTCTTGGCCGCACCGACAGCGAACTTTGCCGTCACGGCTGAGGCGATCATCGTGCACGCCACATCGAACTTCATGATGCCCGCATAAGACACCACCAGCGCGCCCCACTCGCCACCCGGTGCGCCGGCACGCATTGCGTCTTCCATCTGGCTGATCCATGGATCTACAAGGAACTCATTCGTTGCCCAGGAAATGCCGAGCCACACCATGGCCTCAGCAACCCACGGTCCCCACTTTGACCGGAACAACGCGGCAAGCGCGGTCAACAACGTACTAATGAGCATTGGCATGGTTAGGCATCCCTACTGGCAATGATGCGGAGACAGAACAGCGCTGCGAGGCCGACAACGAAATAGCTACCGAGGCCGAGCCAACGGCACAGCGGCGTAATGTCAAACGCGATGGTTTGACCCATGACCTCAATCGCTGGCGGCTGCGGGCACCCCCTGCCCCAGCCGTAACCCGAAGTGTCCGGCCGGGTTGGCTGACCAGTGCTCGGGGACCAAACATCTGACGCAGGCCGATCAGGCGGGGTCGCAACAGAGCCTCCAGATCCAGTCAGCGCGTCACGAATCGCCCTTACGTCTGCGTTCTCCCCACCACCACTACCATTGCCCTGTGCCATCTTTTCCAGCGCACAGGCTGAGCGCCACTGCATCAGCAGACCGGCGTACTCCAAAGCGTCGCACTTCTCACCCGTGCAGACCGGCATGGCATTGCACAGACCGCCGGCGATATTGCGATTCTTGCGGGTATTGCAGTCGATGCGCCACTGAATGCGCGCCTGCCCGCACATGATCGGCGAGCCGCTGCACGCAGGCGGAGCGCTGCAATCGTCGCCACCGGAGAACGACTCTTCGTCAACCGGGTCCGGGTTGCCGTCACCGTCGCTGTCGCGCTTGCATGTCCCGTCGGGGCCACGAACCTCACCTGCAGCGCACTGCCCGTCGCCCGGAAGACACTTGCCATCTGGCGAACGAACCTGCCCCGCAGGGCACTCGTTATCCTTCTTCTTGCATGTGCCATCTGCCTGCTGCGCCATTCCGTCAGGGCAAGGCTCGGGCGCGCACTGCCCAAGCGAATTAGGCCTTGCGCCCCCGTTGCACTTGCCCTCAGGCGGCTCACAAACCTTTAGTGCCGCATTCCAAAAATAGCCATCGCCGTAGGAACCACAGGTTTTCTCTTCATCCTCAGGGCAAATGTTCCCGAGAGGACTCCACGTCTTTGTCGAGTCGGCGTTGCTCTGCCAAATACCGTCACAGCCATTGCGACAGCCGAGGCTGCCATTTTTTGCGGAGCCGCCACTGCCCCATGGCCCAGTACCGGTATACGGCGCCTGTGTGGAGCATTGATTGATCCAATAGAAGTATCCGCCGAAATACTGGCCCTGCTCGGTTCCGTTACTGTCCCTGCCCCAATACAGAAGCGAATACCGCCCGCTGTTGGAATCGCCTTCGCGAATGCAGTTTCTGCGCGTAACTCCGCCCGGGATGCTGGAGTTAATGGGCGTGTGAGACTCACATTGCTGGCGAGCTTCCTCAACCGTGCACATGGCATCACTAGTGCTGCAGTTCTTTGACTGTGCATGCGCATCGCTAAGACCAAGCCACGCGAGAAATAGTGCAATCAGCGCATATGCAATGCGCCTGGCAATCGCGGAGGCGAACACGCGTACAAGCCAGTGCATCAGTTGAAGTCCACGAAAATGATCGCGCAGGCCACCAGCCATGCGCACAGCCAAATCCACCCTTCCATCCCAAGCCCCCTGCCCTATCCAGGGCGTTAGAAGACCGGGGGGAGGGAGTCGGCCCTGCCCCCCGGTTGCCGTTACATCGCGCGGCGCACCCACTTGTAGACCTTGATGCCGACCAGCACGGTCAGCACGGCACCACCGATGGCGGCGATGGGGGCCGCAGCGCCCTGAATCGCCGACACCACGTTGCCCACGTCGACGCCACCACCGCCGCCCGAAGCGAATGCCGGCGCCGAGGCCAGCGCGGCGGTACCAACAGCCGCGAGTGCGGCACCCTTGCCCTTCAGGGCGTTGAACATCTTGCGCATGTGTCCTCCTAGGACTGTTCGATTTTCTTGCGGATGAGCCGGAACACGTACGCGACAGCCCACAGGAGCGCGATCTTTGCGCCGATGGCCTGTGCATCCTCAATCGGCAGTTCCGGCAGCAGTGCCGGCTGAGGAATCCAGATCACAGCCGTGCAGGTCCCCGTGGCCGTGTCCAGGTC